CTCGACACCCCCATCATCAAGGGCGACACCACGATCGACACGCTGCAGCTGCGCAAGCCCCGCTCGGGCGAACTGCGCGGCCTCACCCTGGTCGATCTGGGCCAGCTCAAGGTCGATGCCCTGATCAAGATCGTGCCGCGCATCGCCGTGCCCACCATCACCGAAGTTGATGTGTCCAATCTCGACACCGCCGACCTGCTCGCCATCGGCACGGAAATTGGCGGTTTTTTGCTGCAGAAGTCGCATCGTGCGGATGCCCACGCTCAGTAGATGACGCGATGGCGGACGTGGCGATCATCTTCCATTGGTCGCCCGACGTCATGGACCCGATGACGCTGACCGAATTGATGGGCTGGCGCGAACAGGCTGCGAAACGGGCCAAGCCGCCCGAAACCGGGAAAAAGAAGAATGGCCGACCGTAACCTGCGCATGCAGCTGATCCTTGAGGGGCTGGACCGCGTCACCGCGCCCCTCAAGTCCATCACCAATGCGTCATCGGGCGCGCGCCGCGACCTGGGTGAAACCCAGAAGCAGCTCAAGGCGCTCGACGCCCTGCAGAAGCAGGTGGGCGGCTACAAGGCGGCCGAAGGGCGCTTTGCGTCCGATCATCAGCAGCTGCAGCAGACACAGGCCCGCGTCGCGCAGCTGCGCCACGAACTGGAGGCTACCGAAGCCCCAACCAAGAAGCTGCGCACCGAATTTGAAAAGGCGCAGCGCCATGCGAGCATGCTGACAGACCGGGTCGATGCCGGCGGCAAGGAATTGCAGCAGCTGCAGCGCCAGCTGGAGGCCGCCGGCATCGACGTCGCCGACCTTGCCGCCCATGAGGATCGGCTGTCGGGCCGGGTCCATGATGCGAACAAGGCCCTCAAGCAGCAGACCGGGACCGTCGAAAAGCTGAACCAGGCCAATCGCAATACGCAAAAGCTGAACGACATCAGTGCGAAAGCTACCGGTGCGGGCCTGGGCATGATCGCTGCCGGCACCGCCGCCGGCCTGCCCGTGGTCGCGGCTACCAAGCAGGCGATGACGCTGGAAAGCGCGATGGCCGACGTGTCCAAGGTCACCAACATGACCCGGCCGCAGATCGAGCAGATGTCCACCGACTTCCTCGACATGAGCGAGACGATCCCTGTGCCGGCCGAAGGCCTGGCCCAGATCGCGGCCGCCGCCGGCGCCGCTGGTGTGGGCATGGACAAGATGGGCCGGCCCATGGCCGACCAGCGCCAGCAGCTGCAGGAATTCACCGCCGACGCGGCGAAGATGGGCGTGGCGTTCGACATGACCGCCGATGTCGCCGGCGAGGCCATGGCCAAATGGCGCACCGCCTTCGAACTGCCCCAGGACGGGGTTCGCGCGCTGGGCGACCGCGTCAATGCGCTGACCAACACTTTCGGCGGCAAGGCGGCGAATGTCACGGACATCATCACCCGCATTGGCCCGCTGGGCAAGGTTGCGGGCCTCGCCGCGCCGGAAATTGCGGCGCTTGGCTCCACGCTCGATTCGATCGGCGTGCCCAGCGAGGTCGCGGCCACCGGCATTAAGAACACGATGCTTGCCCTGACCAAGGGCGAAGCGGCCACGAAAAGCCAGCAAGGCGCGTTCAAGGCGCTTGGCCTGTCTGCCACCGACGTCGCCAAGCGCATGCAGACCGACGCCGCCGGCGCGATCGTCGATGTCATGTCCCGCATCGGCAAACTCGACGCCGATCAGCAATCCGGCCTGCTCACCCAGCTTTTCGGCTCGGAAAGCGTTGCCGCCATCGCGCCGATGCTCACCAATCTCGACGGCCTCAAGAACCGCCTGGCGCTGGTCGGCGATGAAAGCCGTTATGCCGGATCGATGCAGGCGGAATTCCTCAACCGCATCGGCACCACGGAGGGCGCGACCGGCCTTGCCACCAACGCCCTGTCGGGCCTCAACATCACCATGGGCAAGGCGCTTCTGCCGACGGTCGTGAAGCTGGCCGGCATTGTGCAATGGGCCGCTAGCGGCCTGCGCCACTGGGCACAGGAACATCCGGCCATCACCAAGGCGGTGATGATCTTCATGGGCGTCGGGTCGGGCCTGCTGATCGTTCTGGGCGGCCTGGCGCTGGCCTTCGCGGCCCTCACTGCTGCCGCCGCACCGCTGGGCATCGCCTTGGGGCCATTGCTGTTGATCGTCGCGGCCATCGCCGCCATCGCCGCCCTGGTCTACGTCGTCTATGCAAATTGGGGTGCCATTGTGGGTTGGCTCGCCGGCCTGTGGGAAACGATACGCAGCAACACGGTTGCGGCGCTCGGCGCCCTGGTCGATGCCTTTCTGAACTTCACGCCCCTCGGGCTGATGATCCGGGCATTTTTGCCGGTCCTCTCCTATCTGCGCTCGCTCGATTTCGCGGCGATCGGCCGCTACCTGATCGATGGCCTGATCGGCGGCATCACCAGCAGGCTGTCGGCCCTCAAATCCACCGTCATCAATGCCGCGTCGTCGGTGTCGAACTGGTTCAAGGAGAAGATGGGCATTCATAGCCCGTCGCGCCTGTTCGCCTCCTATGGTGACTTCATGATGCAGGGTCTGGAAGGCGGCATCGTCGGTGGCCAGGACGGCCCGCTGGGCCGCATCAAGGCAATCGCCGGCGATATTACCCGTGCGCTGGCGGTCGGCGCCGCTGTGCCCTCGATCGCGGCCGTTGCTACGCCGGGCGCCGGGCAGGCAGGCGGCGGCGGCCTCCCGGCGAACCATGTCACCTATGCCATCAGCGTGCAGGTCACCGGCGGCGCCCCGGCGCAGGACATTGCCGGCCAGGTGCGGCAGGCGATCGAGCAGATCGAGCGCGAACGGCGCGGGCGCGGCTTTGGCGACGAAGGGGATTATTGATGCTGATGGCCCTTGGCATGTTCATCTTCGACCTGCCGACGCTCGCCCATAACGAACTGCAGCGCCGTGCATCCTGGCGTCACACGCGTAGCGCCCGTGTGGGCGCGCGCGACGCCACGCAATATGTCGGGCCGGGCGAAGAGACGGTCAGCCTGTCGGGCGCAGTCTATGCCGAAATCGCCGATGGGCGCGTGTCGATCGACGATCTGCGCGACATGGCGGCGTCGGGCGAAGCCTGGCCCCTGCTCGACGGCACCGGCACCCTGTTCGGCGATTATGTGATCGAGGCGATCGACGAACGTCATGCCCATCTCATGACGGGCGGGCGCGCCCAGCGCATCGATTTTGCCATCGACCTGCTGCGGGTGGATGATCAATGAGCGACCGTCTCGCCAACATCGCCGATTTTCGCGTCACCCTAGGCGACCGCGATCTGACCGGTGATATTCGCCCGCGCTTGGTGTCGCTGACCCTGTCGGAAAAGCGCGGCGATGAAGCCGACCAGCTGGATATCGTGCTCGACGACAGCGATGGCGGTCTGGCCATACCGCCCGAAGGCGCGCTGTTGCGGGTCTGGTTGGGCTGGAAGCAGGGCCGCGACGTGTCGCCTGGCTTGATCGACAAGGGCAGCTTCAAGGTCGATGATGTCAGCCATAGCGGGCCACCCGATCAGATCCGCATTCGCGCCCGCGCGGCCGACTTCACCAGCGACATCCGCAACCGCCGCGAACAAAGCTGGCGAAATACGACCCTGGGCGCGGTGCTGCAGGAGGTGGCAGGTCGCAATGGCCTCACACCGCGTATAGCCGCCGACCTCGCGTCGATCGCGCTCCCGACCATCAGCCAGAGCCGGCAAAGCGATATTGCCTTCCTACGCCGCTTGGGCCGCGAAAATGATGCCGTTGCCACCATCAAGGACGGCAACCTGATCTTCGCGCGCAAAGGCGCCGGCACCACTGCCAGTGGCACGGCATTGCCGACCCTGACCATCCGCCGCAGCGCTGGCGACGGCCATAGCTGGCAACGTCAGAAGCGCGACGGCCAAGCGGGTGTGACGGCCAGCTGGCACGATCGAAAGGCGGCGAAGCGTCAGACGGTGACCGTCGGGGAAAAGGATGGCGCCAAACGGCTGCGCAAGACTTTTGCGGATGAAGCGTCGGCTCGACGCGCCGCAACCGCCGAACAGGCGCGGCTAAAGCGCACACCCGCTACGCTCGAAATGCGCCTGGCGCTCGGCCGCGCCGATATCTATGTCGATCTGCGCGCCACCGTGACCGGCATCAAAGATGGTATCGACGGTGCCTGGCTGATCATCGACGTTACGCACAGCCTCGTCCCCGCCGGTGGATTCACAACATCGATAACGATGGAGACTGCTTTCTAACCATCTTTAGCTGTCGCCAGAAGCCCAATAAGGGGCACGAATCTCAGCCAACTTCTATCTGATCTCGGTCGAAATTTGCTGTAAAATGCTACATCAATATCGGTGATCAAATCCTGCAGACTACCTGCAACATCAGCCATACGCTCCTGATCAGCGCCAGTGCGCTTTCGATCAGCTTTTTCAAAATCACCGCCCGTGGCGCATTGCCTTACATTAGCGACACACGCAGGGCTAATCTGTAGTCCCAACGTGCCGATTATTTGAATTTGACGCGCCAGGTTTCCTACTTCAGCTTTCAGCACCACTGCTGAAGCCGCCGAAGATTTCTTATCACTGATCAACCAATAATCATGAGCGGCAATGCGAACGGCCTCGCAACTTGCTTTGGCATCCTTGACATACTCGCGAACCTCCTTTCGGAATTCGCGACGATCGGTCATGGCGGCAACAACGAACCAACCAACAACGGTAACCGTCGCCGTGAAAATGAAGGAAAATTGTACGAGCGTGGTCGCGCCGACGATGGTTATTTCCAATAACTGCGAATTTCGCTTTCTAGCGAAGGGTCTTTCGTCTGAAATCCGATTTTCTGCATCAGATCACTGGCTTTGAACCCTAGCCGGATCAAACCACCAAACGCTTCCTCAAGAAATGACGATCCGATACCTCGGGTACCATCTAGATTGATCATCAATCTCTCGTGCTTATTCAGGCCCGGAATCAGAAAGTCGCGCCGAAATCGCTCTCCGGAATTCGGACCATCGGATATGAACCGCCCGGCAGGCGATTTGGAAAAATCCGTAGCAATATTGATCATGCCATCATCCATCCGAGTCGCTGCCCGCCGCTCCTACAGGAACCTGCCAAGTTATCAACGTCCCCAACAGCTCACTTTTGTAATAGCCGTTTTGTGGGTAATCCTTATTCATGTTGCGACCAAGATGGCCATGGCCACTGAAAATCGCAACACCCCCAACGCCGTTTTCATGCACAGCGTTCCAAATTTGCGGCAGCCCTTTTCCTCGGTGCTCGTCCCCGGTGGATGTCTCCCCAACGACTAGCGCAGATTTGATCGCCCGAACGTCCGGGCAATCATTTGAGAAAGCCGCTTCCAGCTTTTTCAGGATCGTCCGATCCCAACGTCCTGCCAACGAGCGAGCAATTCCAATTCCCAGATCGCAAACCAAGACAGACAGCATCCCCTCACTTTCATGAGTGAACATCCACCAACGACGTTCGTTGAATAAGCCACATCCATCCGTACGGGCTTTTGAATAAGCGTGATGCAGGCTGTTCGTGACGGCTTCAGCGAGACCAATGTTCATTTTTTTGATTAGCGACTCTGCGAGCTGACCTTCGTGTTCGTACAGGATATCGCTGGGCCGATCGTCGATACGCGTGCCTGTCGCGTAACGCCAGTTCTTCACAGTCGGATCGAATTCAGCGTCGTCCGAGTGTATCCGAGGATGCTTGAGGCGCTCCAGCAGGCCGATCTGAGCGAAAACCTCCTGAACGATTCTCCCGCTCTTTTTGTCACCAGTAGGCAACCTGCATCGAATTGCTTGAGCGCTATCCCCCATCCGCTGCGCTCTATCGATCTCCGCACAAACGACCAGCATGCCCTCAGACAACAGCTTCTTAGTCCGACTGAAATCCAGTAGTAGACTTTGACCTTTCCGGAGATAGCCCTCCCTGATCCTTTGGCAAAATTGCAAGGTCGGTGTTCTAAGCGCGAAATGATTTAGGTCGATGATTTCGGGCGCGTGCACAACGAGAAACTCGCTGCGATACTGCGCCCGCGCGAAAGGCCAGCGGCGGTGCCCTCCCCGCCGGATATGCAACTTCTCACGCTGCCGAACTTTTCGTCGTGCTCGCTTCAATAGGATGGCCGGTGCTGGCTCTTTTGTTATTTTCATTGCTCAGCTATCCATCGGCACCCGAATTTCCGCGAGCTTCCATCCTAGACCATCACGCTTGAAAATCAGCGAAGCGCCACTCTTATCTTCCCGGTTGACCAAGCGAAACTCCGACAGCCCCTCCCGCTCAAATTCGAGATTTTTGACACGAACGCCGATCTTGCGCTCTTCCGGCGCCGGCGCATTGGCAAATACCTCGCGCATCGCGGAGGGCGTCACCATGCCGTCGACCATGCCATCCACCATGTTGACTGCCAGCGCTGCGCCCAAAGCCGCAAACGGATTATCATCCTTGGCCTTCACCAATTCGACCGCCATCTTCGCTTTCATCTGCTCCTTCAGTGACGCGCGCAAAGCTGGGAAGTCGATATAGCCCGAAAGCCTGTCAGCATCCTTCGTCTCGGCAGCAGACTGCATTTGGTAGAGCGTCCATCGCGGCGAACCAAAATACCACCCCGCCACGGCGACAAACAGCAGCCCGATCGCCGCAGCTAAATAATATTTCGTCCTGGACACGAAATCCCCCGCTGAGAAAATGGCAGCTACAGTGCGTCGAAATTTTCGTTACGCGCGTGATCTATTTCACACCATGTTCAATTTATTCGGACGCCGCCAGAGCGCTCACGAGGTTCGGCAGGAAATTTCCTGCCAGCACATTTCCTTCTTTCCTACAGCACCCTATCTAGCCCATATGGGAACATAAAGGGAACAGACGGGCAGTGATGAATTGAGCGGACGAGCGA